CTCCACTACTTAATACTACAATGCAATAAATATGTTAAATAATGTTATCGTCTTCCGCTTTTCTCTTCCCCTCCCTGGCATCAGTGAGTATCTTTTTTAGTTTGTTTCTATACTCCTCCTCTCTCCTAACAAAATCATCATCAACATCATCGATGTAAACATCAGAGTCGTCATCTGACTCATCATTCAGCTCATCCATCATTTTGCCATGCTGCATGTTGTCCACCACATCAATATGTATAAGTGATAGTTTTGGAATAGACAGATCATAATCCACTTCTACCTTCATATCATCTGACCCAAATTTAGCAACAACATGTTTACCAACCCTCAGCCTAATCCTCATTAGCAATCCAAATGATAGTAGGTTTAATGTTTCCATATTTAACTGTAATTTAGTTATTTGAGATTTTGTGGCTGCTACAGATTCAGATGGTAGTGTACCATTCTTAACCCTAGTTACTATTGTTTTCCTTAATATCCCCATAACAAATTCTATCTTTTCATCAGCAGTCTCGTACATCAACTCGTATACACCATCACCCTTTAAGAAGGACTCTTGCTCTGCCATGAACAGAATGAGTTTCTGCTTATCAAATAGAATTATGTCTTCCACACCCCCAGTGTTCGATTCACCATTTTGTATGGCAACTATGGACAATCTGTTGGATAGTCTATTGATTTCAGATGCGACAATAGTTGATAAAGTAGGGTTCTCCACTTTTACTTCTCTTAATTCTCGTATTCTATTCTTTATGTCATCTATTCCCACCATCGATGATCCTGTTAATGCACTTGTGCTTTGAGAGAAGTTATATAACCCATCTTTAACCTCTTCATCACCCGAGTCTGATTTATTTGCGCCTGGAGTAAGATCCATTTGGAAAATGAATGATAAAACTCTACCAACACTGCCCTCAGCTCTGAATGTCCCAGCGTTTATCTCTTTGTAAATTTCTTCAAGAGTCATCACAGCATCAAGTGGCAGATGATAAGACAGTGCACCAAAATAATGATTGGTGGGTGGCATGCTCTTATTTGCAATACTTACCACTTCAGATAATTCTTTAGACATGATCCCACTATCTTCAATTTCTTCAATGTACTTATTGATTACATCAGGGTCAATGTCGAAATCCATTCCTTGTTTTAAAATATCAATACTGCTGGCAAAACAATCATCTTCCATGTCATCTGCCCAGGATATAATGTTGCTACCCATTTTAGATAGCTTCTCATCAAAATTCTTATTTATCATATCCAACATCTTATTTATGATGTTGTCTGTAGCCTGTATCTCCATCTCCATTGGTCTGTGCCTGTCTGTTTCAACCACATATTGCAAATCTTTCTTATCGTACGCATTAGGAAACACCAACCTTATTAGATTATTTCTGAGTCTTTCCATGTTCCAACCTGCCATTTCGGGTCTTTTATGTGCTTGTCGAGAAAAAGGGCGATATGTGAGTAATGTTCTTGATAAGTTACCCATTGTTGTGCTAAGATATCCCATGCTCACATGAGTTCCTTGTACCCAATGACCAAAACCCTCATCTATGCTTAACGGAACACTATCTGGATCCCAATCAGATGACCTCAATTGATCTGTCAACATTGTGAATCCATCATTATTAACATCATAACTCTCGTGAGCTCGTAATTGCAAGCTATGATCCTTTATTTTGAACGACCATGTGAGCTTTGTGAACTTATCGAAAACATCAACTTTCAAATCATTATCAACTGATACTTGATAACACCCTGGAGCCTCTCCTTGTGCAGCATGGAATCTGCCTGTCTTATCCAATAGAACTGCTGTTTTAGAAGGCAGCATTTTAGTTGGAGGTGATGCACCAAACTCATTCAATAACCCTATTAAAACCAACCCAAGACTTTCAATATCAGCAAATTTCTGGACCAATATGCTGGTACACTCCTCAGCAAATAAGTTGATTATACATCCGACTCCACACACATTTCCCCTCCATTGACCCACTCCGCTATACCTGCCAAATAAGGATCTCTTCTGTCTGATGGAGTAATACCCAATCACACCTTTCTTCAACCTCAGTATGCTATCAATGAGGAACCATTTCTCACTAGGGGATTTGTTTCCTTTCATATAATCTGAGAATATCTTTAGTCTCTGGTATTTTATAGGTATATCCATCAATGCAGCATTTAATCCTTCAAACTCCATCAAAGCATTTGTTATTGCAATGTCTCTCATGGTGTCTGTCCAATGGTATGTAACCATTGCAAATAGATTGGATCTCAGATTCTCTAAATCCAACTTTTTTGGATTCTCGTTCACACTCCTAACCTTGTATCCAGGCCAAAATACTCTTGTGACAATAGATTTTATGGAGCTGTTTTTAGCAGCAGTGTCGCAAATTGTCACAGATCGTGAACCTGCTTGAACATTCTGTAGAAATGACCATAATTGTAACACTGTCATGTCTAAAGTTGCTTGTGTGTCTTCCATTGTATCTCGAAGAAAGCTGTATTTCTTGCAAAATATTGTCCACAGGACTTTAAAGTGCTCACTACCAACCTTCACAACACGATCACCAAACCATTTCCTTTTGACCATGTCCATTAGTGGAAATTCATCATCATGGGGTGCAGAGAATACCTCTACTCTAACCTTGGATCTCTTGCTTAGCTCTGAAGGCTCCAATACAAAGCTGTCATGTAGGCCTTTAACATATTGTTCCAGTTCACTGTAGTCTTTGTGGTTTGGAAAGAAATCAGAGAGTTCTTTTGACTCTCGAGGGTTATAGAATTTGCGCAACTTCAGAGCATGCAGTAGGGAGAGCTTGTCATCAGATAAATCAGTGACCAGACATGGTCTGTTTAACATGTATGCAGAAGCAATTGCCATCCTTAATGTTGACTGGCCGCTAGATAAACTTGATTTTACACCTGGACTAAAAAGTTTCAATATAATGTGAGTTTGCTCTTCCTCCCACCTAATGTGTTTTCCAAATAACAGTCTCGGGTTATTTTCTACATCTTTATTAGCTTTCTCAATACCTCCCAAAGCCATCCTGTCTACTAGAGATTGCCATTTTGATAAATTACTAAATTTAATTTTTGTCCCTCTAAGAGACCAAGAAAGTAACTTATCTCGATGACCTTCATAGTTGAAAACTGGAGTATCAACTAAATCATCTAAACTCAACAGTTTTGAACCATAATTGCTATTTTTGGCTAGCAAAAAAAGTTTATAGTCACATCCACCTAAACCTGTTGAGAAATCATGATCCATGGGAAAGAAGCCCATAGCAGGATCAGGGAAATTCATCAACTCATCTCTAGCCTGCTTAAATAATATATGGTTATCTAAACCCATCATTTTATAATGCATCCATGCCTGAGCACACTCTATCAGTGAGCATTCAAATGTGCTTGAGCCTCCCTCTAGAGTTTGTGTTAAGGTGTTAGAGTAAATTCTATACCTATCTATAAACTTCTCAATTGCAGTCATTTCCAAGCATGCTGAGACCCATCTGAATGTGGGCTTACACACCTTTTGTCTCAAATACCACTCAGAGTTATATTCATAAATGTTGATAATCCCATTTACAGTTTTAGGCTTACTTGACATCATTGATAGGTATCCAGCCATCCTCTCCTCCCAATCATGTAATCTTGTTATGTAAGCAGTCATCTCAAAGTCTGAAAGTTCTGTTTCTCTTGGCGCACTAGTGACCCTACCACTGTCATCACTGCCTAACTCAAAACTTGAAATTAATCTCATTCCTATTTCTTTCTCAAATTTCTTTTTGATCATTGAATCCATTACAGAACAGTGCATTAGGTGGCACAGGCTGGATGTGTAATGCAAAATACCCTGAAACATGCCTGATTTCACTCTCAATTTATTGGATTCCAAATTTTTGTCCTGTGCAATGAATGGGCCATCACCATTAAAGAAATCATCTCTCATTCTATTGTAAGTGGAATTGCTAGACATGACTTTCCTGTTTTTCATAAAATTTGCAATTAAATTTGGAGGCATCACAACAATCTTCTTTGTCCAAAGTTCCATCATAACTAATATAAAATTGTGCAGATATGATGGGGTAAGTGAGAGCAACATGCAGCAAAATTTGCTGCTATGATGTGCCTGACACCACTTGGATTTATCAGCTGATTTGCAGATTGTGATGAATGACTTGTAACTGACACCAGCCTCTTTATAGTGTCTGGGAATGAAGGTATCTTTGGTTCTAGGATGGGTTATTGTTTCCTCTCCGAATTTAGAGCATATTGTCTTGGATATTGTCTCAAAATAGTATTGAACAATTCTGGCAGCTACTTCCAACACATGTATTTCTCTTTTCCCACCATGCTGTGGCTTGTCAAAAACATCACAATAGAATCCTCCTTGCTCTTGGAGCATTTCTAAACAATAGGGCACTAGCTCATCAAGATAAGAAACTTTGGTACTATTTGCCTTCTCGACTTTCTCAATCAGCCCGGTCAATGCCTCCATCATCTTAGGTCTTCTTAGAAACTCCTCCATATTTTTCCCTTTGAGTCTATCTAATATGGAGCTCACAGTATCCCTGCTATCATATTCTGATATGCAAAAGGGCCTAGTATGATCTCTTGCTGAAGCCTTTAGTGTTGCTAACTCAGAGAAGTTCTGCCTTGACATCACTCTAAGGATCTCTAAGCCAAAAGTATCTTTGTACTTTTCACCAAACTTAGTTTGACAAATCTCACCAAAAACATCAATTGTGAACTTTAGAACATCTTTATCTGTTCTATGGATCTCTGGATCTCCTAATTCCCCCAAAACCTCACCATTCATGTCTCTGTATTTATATTCATACTTCATGATTTTTTCTATGGAACCAAAGCTTGCACCACCCCCTTTCCCTCGGAATTTGCTTGCTACATATCCAAAGTAGAACTCATTAATCTTTTGTTCTAATGTAACAAAACCATCACAAAACACACTTCTGAGATTATCATGTGATATCACAGAGTTACCCTGTTCATCAGAACCATGATCTTTTTTTACAGGATTATTGAGATAATATAGCATATTCTTCGTTGTCTTATTCAGAAAGAAGACTGTTAATCTACTTCGTAAAACAGATGGTAGTCTTTCTGTGAACCCAAGGGGATCGGGGTTAATGTCTTGCATAATGTTCATGAAGAAGTATCTTTGTGATGTCAGCAATTCCTCAACATCCAACTTGTTATTGAGGTAACAGAGCAACATGGTCTTAAGTGTCTGCCAATACTTTATACAAGGTTTTTTCTTAGATAACAATCCTGCTTGATTCAAGTCCTCAAGTTGTATGCCATAGTGTGACAACAGATGGCTGGATATAGCTGCCATATAAGGCCCTGCTTTCACATAGTGTTCTAAAGAAGCTTCATCAAAACTGGAAAAGTCTGTTATGAAATAATTTTTTGTTTCATAGATGTTAGGCCCTAACCTCCCTGTGTCAAATGATTCAGATGTCGATTTAGGAAATGCCAAAGACACAAATGTATGTTCTTTAGAGGTCTTGATTAATAGCCCAACACTAAAGTTCCGAATCCTTTTAAAGATGAAAGCATTTTCTGGACACCGTGTTCGTTGGGAAATACCTAATTCCAGACAAATGCTGGATATCATGTCACAAAATGTCACAAGGTTGCTTGAAAATATAAGATCTCTGAATACCTTATAACTAGTCATCTTAGGCCTTGAAGTTGTTCCTGAAAATGTTTTTGCCCTTTCAATTAATGATAATATATAATTGTCGCCATCATCATAATCAGAAAATCTTATTAGAGAATCATTGGCAATGAAACTTTCTATGTCATGGGTTTTTGTTGAAGGGTGAAATGATTTTTGTGTCCTACTTCTATTTTCTTTTATTTCATCTTTGTGCGCATGTTTTCTCCCCTCAATCCCTATCTTTGCTAGCATCTCACTGCCTTCTATGGTGTTAATGACTTTCACCATCTGCTTCCTTTGGTATGAATGTTTAGTCCCAGAGCTGTCAATGTCTTTCTGACTTAAATAACATTGTCTAATAGATTCAGCTTCTAAAATATGTTCCTCTACCATTTTGCCTTTATTCTGAACTTCTGACCAGATAGCTTGCAGATAATCAGGCAATGTGCTAGCAAGAAAGTCTATTTTAGGCAGGTTCTCAGTAACATAATAAGCACTCCGCTCCCCATATAACATGGGGAAATTGCAGACTCTCTTAAGCTCAGTTCGAGAGTTATTCTCATCGAAACCCCCCAGGTAATCATGAAGGATTGTGATGGGTGTTCTAGCAGCTGAGGCAGTTCTTTCCCACTCCTTCACTAAGATCTTAGCAACTCTTTCAGAACTATCCCTATCCATGTGCCCTCTTGAACAGTCAATAATGTCATCAACAGGGAAATCGGGTGATGATATTACCTCATATTTCATCATATCAAACATCAACCTCAACCTTCCTTCAGCTTCAGTGTTTGTCTCTTGGAAAATGTCTGACCCAACTAAACTAACTATCTCAGTTTCAATAGCAATCCCTAACCTCATCCTTCTACATAAATCATTGACTATGAATTGCCCTATATTCATGTTAGTGTATACTTTATCAGGACCAACAACCAAAATATAATAGGAAATATCTTCCAACTCCTTTAATGCACTGTGGTACTTCTTCATTTTTCCGTCATAGGCTGCAGTGTATGAGTCATCATATGTGGAATTAGTTGTAGTTAACTCAACTACAAGCCTTCTACCAACATCAATGAAGTCAGGTGATGTACCAAATCTGCCTACATCTGATGGATTCTTGCATAGAGAGGACATGGGCATATCTGTCACATCTTGCTTCAAATCAGCAACAAGATTGTGTCTCACATTTTTGATGCCATGATCCTTACTTTCTATGATCTTTCTGATGTCATAGTCTTTACATTGGATAAGCATGGAGGCAGGAGAAATTTGATTTACATCAAACATTGGCACAGCATCTGTTTGTGCATTTAAAAAACATGGTTCTGGAGTGTACACACTAGCACCTAAAGATTGAACTGACTGATAAAGAGCTAAGTCCCCCAGGACAAAGACCTTGCTCATATTCGTCTCCGTGGGACCGCTTTCAAAGGACGAAATCCGGTCGTTTACAGGTTAGAGGCGACGACCTAACAAAACGTAGCGCTCCTGAAGAGCAGCCAGCTAGGC